GTGTCTAAATTCGGTTTTACGAAAGAAATGCGTCAAGGTGGTCCAGTAAACGTTGGAGTTAGAGAAGTTAAGGCTATTTTAACAAAAACTAAAGGTACCGGTAAAGCTACGCAAGGTATAATGTTCCACAAACAACCGGATTAGTGGAATATATTGATATTGTTCGTAAATTCTTAAAATTAATTAGAGAAAGGGACGAACAATTGACTGAAACGCTCAAATCGGGATCAATACAGGATCATGAGCAGTATCAAAGGATTGTAGGCGAACTTTCAGGTCTAAGTTTCGCTGAATTTACTATTAAAGACCTGCTAGAAAATAAGGACGATATAGATGACTAATAAAATACCGGATCAAGTATTAAATTTCAAAAACAGAACTAATAAAACCGTCGAAGAAGACGATAAAAAAGGTATTACTACTCCAGAAGATTGCGAAAGAGAAGTAGAAAAACTTCCTAAGCCCACAGGCTATAGATTACTAATTTTGCCCTACACCATTGCTAAAAAGACAAAAGGTGGTATAGTATTAGCAAAAGAAACGGTTGAAAGAGAAAGACTGTCTACTAACGTGGGGTATGTAGTTGATCTCGGACCTGACGCTTACACCGATCCTGATAAGTATCCTTGTGGGGCTTGGTGCAAAAAAGGCGACTGGATTATCTTTGGTAGATATGCCGGAGCTAGAATCAAAATTGACGGTGGCGAAATGCGATTGTTAAATGATGATGAAGTTTTAGCTGTTATTAAAGATCCTGAAAACGTTGTCCACCACGCATAGGAAAAAACATGGCAGAACCAAAATTAACTGTCGAAGTCGAAGATAAAGATGTAGACATCCGTGAAGCAGATGTTATTAACGAAGAACAACAACATAATTCTGTTGAGTTTGAAGTTGGTAAAGACTCTGTAAAAGAAGTAGAACCTCAAGAAGAACAAGTAGCAGAAGCAAAGTCTGAAGACGAGCTTGAGGATTATAGTGAAGGTGTTAAAAAACGTATAAGTCAACTGACTTATAAAATGAGAGAAGCAGAAAGACAGAAAGAAGAGGCTGTTAAATATGCAGAAAACATTTTAAAAGAAAATAACACTTTAAAAAGTAATTTAAAAAATTCTGACGCAACACTAGTCAATGAAGCAGAAAGTCGTGTACAATCACAATTAGAACAAGCTAAAAAGCAATATAAGTTAGCTTATGAAAATGGTGATGCAGATGCAATGGCTACTGCAAACGCTGATATAGGTAAACTTAGTGCTGAGGCACAAAGCCTATCGCAGGTTAAAAAACGATTGGACTCTGAGCCAGAAGCTGAAGAAATTACAGAGATACCAAATTTAAATGCTGAAACAGAACAAGCACAACAACCACCCCCAGACCCACGAGCTCAAGAATGGGCTGCAAAACATGAATGGTTTGGTAGGGACAGTGTTATGACTTACGCTGTATTTGGTATTCACAAAGATTTATATGATTTAGGTTATGACCTACAATCAGATCAGTATTACGAGGAAATAGATAAAAGAATGAAAGAATCTTTTCCTCACAAGTTTTCGTCAGACAGCTCTGATGCAAATGTAAACGTAAAGCCCACAGTAGCTGCTCCTACAAGATCAGCTAACAAAGCTTCACGCAAGGTTAGGTTGACCCCTTCTCAAGTAGCTATTGCTAAAAGATTAGGTGTCCCCCTAGAAGAATATGCTAAACACGTTAAAGAAGGAGTATAATTATGTCAGATCGCACTCCACGAACTGCTGAAACTCGAGAAAAAACTTCTCGCAGAAAACCATGGACACCCCCATCTACTTTGGAGGCTCCTCCCGCACCTGAAGGTTATAAACATCGTTGGCTTAGAGAGTCTTTACTCGGACAAGAGGATAAGACTAATATGAGTAAACGTATACGTGAAGGTTGGGAACCAGTGAGATCCGAAGATCATCCTGATTTTGTTGCACCTACTATTGAAGGTGGAAGGAATGATGGAGTTATTGGTGTAGGTGGATTGGTTTTAGCAAAAATACCAGAAGAAACTGCTGATGAACGTAATGCTTATTATAGAGGTGTTGCGGAAAATCAAATGGAAGCTCTTGAAACAAACTTGATGAGAGAAAGTAATGATCTTATGCCTATCGAAAAACCGAAGGTATCAAGTAAAGTTACTTTTGGATCTGGTGGTTTGAAGAAAGGGTAAAATTAATTAATAAAAATATGGTGATATATTATGGCAAACGTAAATGATCCTGATGGATTCACTCCTGCCTTTCATCTAAGCGGTGGCACTATTAGACCTTCTGAATTTAAAATTGAAAGTGGAGCTTCAGGAGATATTTTCTCCGGTGATGTAGTTAAACTTACAAGTGGTTATGTTCTTCAGGGTGGTGCAACAGATGCCCCTTTAGGTGTATTTTATGGAGCTGAATACCAAGATACAAGTGGTGAAGTACAATTCGTAAGAAGATTTGTATCAGGTACTACTACACTAGGTTCTGCGGATATTAAAGCATATGTATATACTGATCCAGATATTGTGTATGAAGCACAATACACTGGAACACCAACTCAAGCTGATGTTGGTAAAGTACATACTATCTCTACTACTGCAGGTGATTCTAACAACGGACGTTCGAAGGAAGGAGTAACGACTACCACAGCTAGTGGAATTGCTAAGCAAGTAGGGTTTGTAGAAAAGCCCGGAAATAGCATAGGACAATTCGCTAGAGGGTATTTTGTATTCCCAGCTTCAACGTTTGGTAACGACTAAAAGGTGATTAATTATGGCAATTAACAGAGCACAATTAGTAAAAGAACTCGAGCCGGGATTGAACGCACTTTTTGGTTTAGAGTACAATCGTTATGAAAACGAGCACGAAGAAATCTTTGATACAGAAACTTCTGAAAGAGCTTTTGAAGAAGAAGTGATGTTATCAGGATTTGGTGAAGCACCGGTGAAAGGTGAGGGTGCCTCAGTCAGTTATGACTACGCACAAGAAACTTTCACTGCTAGATATTCACACGAAACCGTAGCTTTAGCTTTCTCACTTACTGAAGAAGCTATAGAGGATAACCTCTATGATACTTTGTCTTCAAGATATACTCGAGCATTAGCCCGATCAATGTCTCAGACAAAGCAAATCAAAGCTGCTAACGTGTTAAATAATGCTTTCTCAACTTCCTTCCCCGGAGGAGACGGAAAGCCTCTTTTGACTACTGACCATCCTACTTTAACAGCAGGTGATCAATCAAATGAGCCTAGCACCGCTGCTGATCTAAATGAAACTTCTCTTGAAAATGCAATGATAGACATCTCTGCATTTAAGGATGAAAGAGGTTTAAAAGTGAACGTTCAAGCTAGAAAGCTTATCGTTCCACCACAATTACAATTTGTGGCTGATAGACTTCTTAATACTCCTAATAGAGTAGCAACATCTGATAACGATATCAATGCTTTAAGAAATATGGGTATGCTTCCAGAAGGATACACAGTAAATCATTTCTTAACAGACACTGATGCATTCTTTATCAAAACTGACTCTCCAAACGGAATGAAACACTTTGTAAGAAGTGGAATCAAAACCGGTATGGAAGGTGACTTCGAAACAGGAAACGTAAGATACAAAGCAAGAGAAAGATATTCTTTCGGCTTTAGTGACTGGCGTGGAATGTACGGTTCACCCGGAGCTTAAGTTTCATAAGTCTAATTAAGGGAGCTTCGGCTCCCTTTCTTTTTTAGGACATATAACATACAATAAATTAAACCGAGATTAATTGTTGTTTCAACTGGCTCGGCAGACTATCTCCATAGATGAAACAACGTATTTAGTTAAAGGAGTTAAAATGGCTAAATCAACATTCTCAGGTCCTGTTAGATCTATTTCTGGATTTATTACCGCAGGTAATACTTCAGTAGTAAGTTTAACAGCAGACACAACATTAACCGTAGACAGTCATGCAGGACGCATACTTACTTGTAATGATGCTGATGGTAAATTTACTTTACCTTCAATCGTTACTACTGCACCTAGTGACCCTACAGACCCTAATTCATTAAATAATTTGGGTGCTTCATTTACTTTTGTTATAGAAACTGCAGCTACAGACTTAGATATCAAAACTGACGGAACAGATAAGTTCGTTGGTGGATTATATATGGGTAAAAGTGACGCAGCAGGTAAAACATTCTTTTCAGGTGCTAGTAATGATGTTATCACATTAAACGGTACTACTAAAGGTGGCATAGTTGGTACTGTTATTAAAGTAACCGCCATTGGTGCAGCCAAGTACGCAGTAGAGGGTATTAACCTTGCTTCTGGTACTGTGGTTACTCCATTCGCAGACGCTTAATTATAGGAGCTTAATATGGCAGACGCAGTAACATCAACTACATTAACAGATAACGATAGATTATTTGTGGTTCAACTTACTAATACCTCTGATGGAACAGGGGAGTCTGCTGTAACCAAAGTAGATGTAAGTGGTTTGGCTACTAGAAGTTCAGACGGTGCAGCTTGCACTGGAGTAAGGTTAGCTAAAATTGTTTACTCTACTTTTGGTATGAGTGTAAGATTATTGTGGCATGCAACAACTAATACTATTTGTTGGGATTTAAATTCTGATAATACACAAGACGAAGATTTTACTGAGTTTGGTGGTATTAGAAATACTGCTGCTGCTTCTGGAAAAACAGGAGACATAAAATTAACCACCACTGGTGCTAGTAGTGGTGACACCTATGTTGCTGTTTTAACTTGTTTCAAAGATTTTGATTAATGGCAACTTCTGGAACAAGAGTATTTGCACTTAATACAGCAGATGTAATTGAAGAGGCATACGAATTAGCAGGATTAGAAGTTCGTACTGGTTACGACGCTAATTCTGCTAGACGTTGTCTTAACATCATGTTTGCTGACTGGTCTAATAGAGGAGTACAACTTTGGGAAGTAGAACAGGTTACTACAAATCTTGTTAAAGACACAGCAAACTATTCTTTAAATGCATCCGATATAGATATTTTAGATGCTGTAATTAGAAGAACATCTGGAGGAACTACTAATGATTTACAGATGGAAAGAATCGATAGATCAGAGTATTTCAATATACCTGTAAAATCATCTACAGGTAGACCTTCACAATTTTATGTAGAACGAACTTTAACACCATCTATTTATTTATACCCTACACCAGAAAACTCTACTGATCAATTAATCACCTATAGATGGAAAAGAATAGAGGATATAAATGACTCTAAAAATGATCAAGATTTGCCTTCAAGATTTATACCTTGTATGGTGAGCGGTTTAGCCTATTATATTTCTGTTAAAAAGAACCCTCAAAAATCTATGATGTTAAAACAGATGTATGAGGAAGAATTTAATAGAGCTTATGAATCTGATAGGGATAGATCTAGTTTAAGATTAGTTCCTTTTAGACAATCAATATGAGCTACGCTAAAGGTAAGTATGCTTACGGAATATGCGATAGATCAGGTTTAAGATATAAGTATAATGATTTAAAAAAGACTTGGGACGGTTTAAAGGTAGGACCTGATCAATATGAACCTAAACACCCACAATTACAACCAAATAGAGTTTTTGTAGATCCTGAGGCTTTATATCAGTCTAGACCAGACATAGATAAAGAAGTAAACGTTGGTATTGTTAGAACAACAAGTAGCAACCCACAATATAATACTACTGACGATTTCATAGGTGGCAGTTTTAATTTACTGTCAGCTTTAGGCGGTGTTGGAGAAATTACTGTATCTGGTGTTTCATCGTCAACACCATCTCCTTCTCCAACACCTTCGCCTACACCAGCACCAACACCATCGCCCTCGATAACTACATATACTGTAACTGTGGCTGCTTATTATGGGGCAAATTATTTTTACGTTGATGGTAGCAGAGCTCCTACATTAAATTTTACAGAAGGACAAACTTATAAGTTTGATCAATCAGACAGCACTAATAACAATCACCCTTTGAGGTTTTCAATAACCTCTAATGGAACTCATGCAGGTGGAGTAGAATACACTACAGGGGTGACAACTAATGGAGTTCCCGGTGAGTCTGGTGCGTATACACAAATAGAGGTTGCTTCAGGGGCACCAACATTGTATTATTATTGTACTAACCATTCAGGGATGGGGGGTCAAATTAACACATGAGTTATACATATTCAGAACTTAAAACTGCTGTGCAGGATTATATGCAAAACGATGAAACTGCATTTGTTAATAATTTAAATAATTTTATTGAAAATGCAGAAGATAGAATACTCAAATTAGTAGAAACAGCTAATTTTAGAAAAAACGTAGAGGGTCAACTTAGTGCTAATTCACCTTATTTGACTACACCTGATGATTTTTTAGCCCCTTATTCTTTAGCAGTAAAAAACTCTAGTGGTGATTTTAGTTACTTAAAATATAAACACGTTACTTTTATAAGAGATTACTGTGCTTCACCCAGCACAACGGGGTCTCCATTA